CATATGTTCAGGAAGCAAGTTTTAAGTTTGACCAGAACTTGTTTGACAACATGCCTGATGGGCATAATGTATACGCCTATCTACAGTCAACAAAATACTTTGAGCATATCGAGAAGGAAATCCGTGAGGACTTCCAGTTTAAGAATAACATTCTCGATCCTTGTAAGCAGATGGTCGCAACGGTAGAGAAACCTATTGCTCTACACGTCCGTCGTGGTGATTATTTGGTGAACTCTGATAACCACCCACCGTGTTCCAAGGAATACTATGACGCCGCGTTGGACAAATTTGATTCTGACCGTAACGTTATTATTTTTAGCGACGATCCTGCTTGGTGTAATGATCAGTTCGACGACGATCGTTTCCTTGTTTCCGAAGGCGGAGACAACCTTGCTGACCTTTGTATGATGTCACTCTGTAGTGACTTCATCATCGCTAACTCATCCTTCTCCTGGTGGGGATCCTGGTTGAGCGAGAACCCCGACAAGAGAATCATCGCTCCTAGCAAGTGGTTTGGTACAGGTTATACTGCGGCACACGATACTTCTGATCTATACTGTGACAACTGGGAGGTGATCTGATGCTAGAACAAAAAGAGATTGTACGTTATGGTCTAGAGCAGGCAACGTTTATGATCCCGTTGAGGATCGAGTCTGCTGATCGTATGCGTAACATCATCACTACGCTGATCTATCTTTGTAGGAACTTTAAGACAAATATTATTGTCCACGAACTAGATCAAGAATCGATCTTTAAGAGTGCTGTTGTTCCACAACTAGAGCAAGCTCTTCTTCCAGAAGAGATGTCCATGATCTATCACATCTTTGAGAAGAGTGATGATTATACATTCCATCGCACTCGATTGCTCAACGACATGGCAATCGCTGCCAAGACTCCGGTAGTTGTGAACTATGATAGTGATATTCTTCTGCCTCAAATGAGTTATATTAAGGCAGTAGATTATATTCTTAACGGATATTTCCCCGAGGAGGGTGCGAATCCAGAACCTGTCAAGTGTGTATATCCTTATGGGTTTGGTGAATATCAAATCCAATGTACTCCTACAGATGAAAGTGTAAGTGCCTTCATCAACTCAAACTTTAACTACGATGCCTTTGAGGGACAGTGTAGAAAGTGGGATGCCAAGTATGGATTCTGTCAGTTCTTTGACCGCGAAGAATACATCCGTCTGGGCATGGAGAATGAGAACTTTATCTCCTATGGATATGAAGATGATGAGCGTTACATGAGGTTTAATTCCCTGTCTAATGTCATCCGATATAATGGAGACATCATGCACCTAGAGCACACTAGAACTTCTAACTCTTGGTTTACCAATCCACATATTGAGGAGAACAGAGCTCTTTGGGAAAAACTAAGAGTCATGTCTAAAGGCAAACTTTCTGAATACTATGACAACGTTGAGTACGCCAAAGTTAGAAGACAGCAAGCACTTGATAATGGACAAGAACAAAGCAGCACCGAAGCTTAAGAACTTTCCTCTTGTCCTGTGGTTAAACCTGGATCGATATCCAGAACGCCGCAAGTACATGGAAGAGCATCTTGCCTACTGGCAGATTGAGAACCACCATCGTATCACTGGTATTGATGGTAGTGATGATGCTACTGACAGACTGAAGGGTAGGGTTCCTGATAACATGAATCCTGGTGAGATTGGATGTGTTCTGACTCACCTGGAAGCGATTAAGTATTTTGTTAATGAGACTGACCTTGATGAGGTCATGATCATGGAAGATGATGTGGACCTGAACACTGCTAAGCACTGGGCATTTAAGTGGACTGAAGTTCGCAACAGACTCCCGATCAACTTTGACACCTGTCAGTTTACGATCATCAATCCTCAGGGCATTCATCTAAAACTACACCAAAGGTTTATCAATGACTTCTCTGCTGCTTGTTATCTTATCACTAGACATCACGCAGAGAAAGTGTTAAAGTTACACCAACGTGGTAACTTCTGGAAGATTGACCAGAACATTAAACCTCGTGCGGTGTCTGAGGATTTGATCCTAGATAGTGGTAAGGGATATGCTGTCCCGATCTTTAACTATAAACTCAACATGGGTTCTGCCATCCATGAAGAGCACATTGATATCTTCCATAAGGATAGTCAAGAAGGACTAGAGAATTACTGGAAGCAAAACGGACAAGATATTAAACTTGAGGAACTAATGATCCTTGACGAATATGTTGGCAGACTACCACCCCAAGCATACGTACAGCAATGAGTGAAGTAAAAATGAAGTTCTACGACCACATCGGTGTTGCCGAAGGTCTAGTAACGGAAGAGTTTTGTGACATTCTTATCAAGGCATTTGATTACTGGCATGGTATGAAGTATGTCAAAGAAGATTGTTATGATAGAGGAGATTATAGTCTCGAATCTTTTGGAGATGGTGAAACACAATTCTCCAACGGTCTGATGGGTCGTAAAGACAATGGCATCTATCTTGAGGTGTCTGATCCTGGTCTCGCAGCACAGGTCAATCAAGCTCTTGGTCAAGCGTTTGAGATGTATGCTAAAGAGTATCAGGGTATCATTGATTCTGCTGATCCAGTTTCTTCCTGGACTTGTAAACTTCAGAAGACTCAACCTGGTGGTGGATACCATGTCTGGCATTGTGAGAACGGATCCTTCATGTATCGTGACCGTGTTCTTACCTGGATGATCTATCTGAATGACATCCCACCCGAGGATGGTGGCGGAACTGACTTCCTTTATCAGAAGAAGACTTTCCATCCGACGCGAGGAACTGTTGTTCTTTGGCCTGCTTGTTATACTCACATGCATCGTGGTGCTTTCTTGACAGGTGACAAGGATAAGTACATTGCCACTGGATGGTTTAGTCGTGAACCGGGTGCTGTTTCTAACAAGATTATCGGACAATCTTTAGGTGAAATTAGTGATGAGACTAAACTAAACAACCGTGATTGATGATCATATTCACAACAATCACTAACGCATACGACACGATCCCGGTTCATCACTACGATCCGGGCGTGAAGTATGTGCTTTTTTATGACAAACCGATTGAGCAGAAGGGACCGTGGGAGTTTATAAAGATCCCAGAAGAAGGTGATCCTGTTCTAAAAGCATATCGTATCAGGTGTCTGTCTCACTTGTGGTTTGATGAACCGCATGTGTGGGTGGATGCCTGTTATCGTATGGATGAAACATTTGCTGACAGATCACGCGACATCCTACAAAATGAGATCACTCTACAGCATCACCCTGACAAGCGTACACTGCTGGGTGAGTTCATGAAGCTCCATAGGTGTGGTTTTGTCCCCGAGGATCGCCTTCTACGGTGTGCTCAGGACATTCGATCTGTCGGTTATCGACCATCAACCTGGGATCACACCATCAACTGCTGTGTATGGAGACACAACACACCGGCAGTTGTAGATTGGAACGTAGAATATTGGAGATGGTATAAAGATTATAAACTATATCATGGGTGTCAGATTACCAGTGCCATTGCTGAGCACTTGGTCTTTGGTAAGAATGTTCCTAGGGTTGGGATGCAGGTTGATCTGAGTCAATCGACTCGTGCTAAGGCATACCCACACAATTATACATTCGTTGAGAATACTGACAAAGCGTTCCAGAAAAAAATTAGAAAGGTTCTTGGTGCTGTAGTATGATCATCTACTCCTGTATTACAAACTCATATGATAAAATTCCAGATCATTACTATGATCCTGATGTAAGATACGTCATGTTCCATGATGGAACTATTAAAAAGGAGGGACCATGGGAGTTTATCGAACTTGACATAGACATCAAATGTCCTCGCAGGTTATCAGCATACCCTAAGATCAATCCAGACCTTTACTTTGATGAAGGTGAGAGGACAGTGTGGGTTGACGCCTGCTATCAGATGACAAAGGAATTTGTAGAGTTCTCTAAAAATATAACAGAGTTTACCATCCTTCGACATCCAAACAGGTTCAGTTATTATGATGAGATGTTGGAAGGATTCTTATGTTCTTTCTACACCTGGGACCAAGGTATTAGGATCACAGAAGAACTTGCTAAAGAAGGATATGATTTTAGAAAGTATCGTAGTCCTCTAGGGACAATTATATACAGAACAATCGATGATCAAACCCGTAAGTTTGATATGACATGGTGGAAATATTTTGACTTGGGTCCTAACAGAGACCAGATATCTTTTGACGCAGCACTACAACTCAATGGTTTTGATCCTCCTATCATCGAGGATAGGAATGGTTGTGGGATGCCTCTGGGACATCATAGTAAAGTGGGTAGACTTGGTAAGCATCCTAAGGATGGAGATCCAGACTACGTTCTCAGAAGGAATGACTATCTTTCTGCTTTACGAGATATTATTGGCATGTCATACATCTATGCCAAGTTCGATCACTCATTCATGATAAATTTTAATGCTGATATACACCTGCATTGAGAATAATTATTGCCCTCTGCCTGCTGAGATGCCACCTGGGCATGAGTACGTATGCTTTGGGGAGGCTGAGGCAGTAGGACCTTGGAAGGTATATCCCAGTATAGATCAGGGTCATCCTATAAGAACATCACGCTACTATAAAATCAACTGTCCCTTTGATGGACCCAGTATATACTGTGACGCTACAAAATTACATCTACTCAATGAGACTTTCTTTGACCTGAGTGAGGTTATATTTGAGAGTGAGAAGATGTTCTGTCTTCAGCACCCACATAAACACTCATACCTTAATGAGTGTATGGAGTATTACCGCAAGGGGTGGGTAGATTTTGCTACCATAATTCAGTTTACTGACCACCTAAAGTCATTGAACTTTGATTTTACTGACTGGTTTTCTCCATTGAATACAATCCTGTGGAGAAATAACGAGCAGGAGTTTAACGAAAACTGGTGGGAGTTATACATGAAGGGTGGTATCAGGGACCAGGTATCCTATGGTGCCACGTTGTCTTTGATGGACAAAGACTTTGTATATGATTACAGCATTGAGTTTCTAAATCATTTCACTGACGCTGGATACCAGGGCAAGTGGTGGGACACTCGTCAAGGTGACTACAAGTACCACAAGCCTGGTAAGGAGTCACAGTTGCTGTCAGAATTGTGTATAATGACAGGACTCAGCAGGTTCCGTTACAAACCTTGCTGTAGGGTATGAGTATTTGTACCCTTGACCTGTAGCGTGAGTTACGCTATACTAAATAAAGTTACGAAATCGTTAGATATCGTTACAAACTCTCCGCAAACCGAGACCTCTAGGGAGTATAAATCACGTCTCTAATACCTGACCTGGAGGGTAGGTCAGGAATATTCTACCTAGTACCACCCCGTACTTATACATAACCCTTTTTCAAATGGCACAAGCTACAATTTCTCGCCAGCAAGGCGAGTCCACCTGGGAATCTTTTTGCTCCTGGGTTACGTCCACAAACAACCGTCTGTATGTCGGTTGGTTCGGTGTATTGATGATCCCAACCCTGTTGGCGGCAACCATCTGCTTCATCACCGCATTCGTCGCTGCTCCCCCCGTGGACATTGACGGCATTCGTGAACCCGTTGCTGGTTCGCTCATGTACGGTAACAACATCATCTCTGGTGCTGTTGTTCCCAGTTCCAACGCAATCGGTCTTCACTTCTACCCCATCTGGGAAGCTGCTTCTCTAGACGAATGGCTCTACAATGGTGGTCCTTATCAGTTGGTTGTATTCCACTTTCTTATTGGCGTATTCTGCTATATGGGACGTGAGTGGGAACTCTCTTATCGTCTCGGTATGCGTCCTTGGATCTGTGTCGCTTACTCTGCTCCTGTTGCAGCAGCGTCCGCAGTTTTCCTCGTCTATCCTTTCGGTCAAGGCAGTTTCAGTGACGGTATGCCTTTGGGCATCTCTGGTACCTTTAATTACATGCTTGTTTTCCAAGCAGAGCACAATATCTTGATGCACCCCTTCCACATGCTAGGCGTTGCCGGTGTGTTCGGTGGTTCATTGTTCAGTGCTATGCACGGTTCTTTGGTTACCTCTTCGTTGGTCCGCGAGACCACCGAAACTGAGTCTCAGAACTATGGTTACAAGTTTGGTCAAGAAGAAGAGACCTACAACATCGTTGCTGCTCACGGTTACTTCGGTCGCCTGATCTTCCAATACGCTTCCTTCAACAACTCCCGTTCGCTGCACTTCTTCCTCGCAGCATGGCCTGTTGTCGGTATCTGGTTCACTGCTCT